CCATCAGGTTCTAAGCCTAATTCTTCTGAAATCTTATCCAATGCTACAGCTTCTGGCATACCTTGAAATGGGTTACGTTCTACAGCCATTATATTATCCTTTGTTTATTATAATTATTATAGGGATCTCTTTCAATACGACCACCTTTATTACTTACCATTACTTCATCTTCTACTTCAAGAGAAGCCATACCCATTGGTTCTTCCATTGTAGATTCAGGGCCTAATATTTTTTCAAGATACCCAACAGTCTCACTCGGTATTTTGTCTGGATCTGATCCACCAGCTATCCACTTCCTTACGTTACCATAACCCCAGTTATAAGCCATCAAAGCAAGTTTGTTATCTCCTCCAAATTTATTTCTTAGTGCATTAAAGTATTCACTACCAAACCTTACATTCTTTACAGGATCTAAACGATCTTTTTCTGATATAGGACTCACACCAAAACCCGGATCTTTTGCTGTGTTTTTCATTATCTGCATCAAACCTTGAGCACCTACTCTACTTTCAGCATTGGGATCATTACTTGATTCTGTTTGTATTATTCTTTCTATAATAGGATCATTATCTATGATAGCATTAATTTCTGGATTATTTTCCCACGACTTTTTATATTGTTCTCGAAATAAACTTTTAGGTAAATATTTATTACCTATAGAAATAGTTTCTTCTTCTATACTATTAGGAGTTACTTGTACTTCTTTTTGTACTTTTGTTGTTTGATTATCATTTCTAAAATAACCATCACTTGGTAATGCATTTAATAATTCTGATAGTCCATCCATTAAAAATTCCAATACGTTTTGTTTTTACTTGGCTTACTTTCATACTCAGGGTCATCTGGATGTGTCAGATGCCACGAATCTTTTAAGTAATGTATAGCCATGGTCATTGCATCCACTTGGTCATCATGTTTACCATAGGGAAACTGTATTGCTTCAGCAAATAAATCTTCTGCCCAGTCTTTGTGCCTAGGTAAAAATAATCTTCCTGCTTCCATGATAGGGGTAGCAGCATGTACTCTAGCAATTTTATCACGATCTGGCAAGTAATCCAACACCGGAAGTCCAGCTCTACGTAAATCTTGTAACAGGGACTGTCCTGATGCTTTCTTTTCTATTATGCATATGTCTGGTCTGAACTCATCATAGAGTTCTTGTGCCACTCTACGAAGATCAGGATACTCCAATCTTTCTCTATGATTACCTAAGAGTATGAGACAAGGAGCGAAGTATTCTCTACCTTGATGATCTTCTACCTCTGCATCAAAGACACCCCATGTTTGTATTACACTATAATCTGCAGTAGATCTTGTGGAGAAAGCTGTATCATATGTCTGTATTATCTTCTCACATGTGGGTGCATCTTCCTCATCCCATCTCTGTAACCATGTAGACTTTATGGAACCACCTTCATCTGGTGTAGGATTCTGCATATATAATGCATTCCAATACTTTGCACCATTGTTGGCACGTATCTCTGCTTCATCCATCTTAAGTATCTTGTCTGGTTTCCACTCCGGAAAATACGAACCACCTATAGGTAGATCCAGAAGATTAGCTGACTCTGCGTCCAGCCATGCTGGTATCGACAATACTTCCCATGGTGTGGTCTCTTCTGTCTGATTATTCAGGAGCCATCCACAGAGATCGTCTTCATGGTATCGTGTATTAATAATGACAATAGACCCATTGGGCATCAGACGAGTTCTTAGACCAGCTGGAAACCAATCCTTTATATACTTACGTCCTGCCTCGGAGAAGGCATCTTCTTCAGACATAGCATCATCTATCAAAGCTATGTGTGCACCACGACCAGCAACCTGCGATCTGACACCAGCAGCAAAGTATGTACCATTCTGATTAGTCTTCCACTTACCTGCAGCTCGCACGTCCTGTCGAAGTGAGACCCCGGGAAAGATTTCTTTATATAGGTCTTGCTTCAGTATATCTCTTACTGTTCTACCGAAGTCACTTGCTAGTTGATCACTATGAGAGATAGACATGATCTGATGATTAGGATTACGTCCTATGTACCAGCTGGGAAAGAGTTGTGAACACAGTAAACTTTTACTGGATCTGGGTGGAAGAAAGACCATCAGTCTCTTTGGTTCAGGAGAATCTACTATCTCTTGGAGTTTATCTGATATAACTTTTATATGTGCACCTACCTTGAAGTCATCCACAAGGGTAGGAGCTACGAACTTAACGTAGGAGAAGAAACTTGTTTGTGATTGTTTTAATGCTCTTACATATAAACTTTCACGAAAAGCTTCTTTAGTGTTCTGTATTACTTCCACTCTTTACAACCTTTAATCCTATAACATCAGCTAGTTTTTGAATATCATCATCACTACTGCCTGTCATACTACTGAACTCTTGTTTAATTTCTTTCTTGTCTACAAACATTCCAAGGTGTTTTGCTATGGATTCCATAGACCTGTTGGCATTTGTGTAGTCATCATTGTCAGTTGCTCTAAGATAGGTTTGATACATCTTGTCAATAACTTTCTCTGCAGTCCATGATACCTTCTCTATAACTTCTTCTCTTATAGTTTCTATGTATGCTCTTATCTTTGGATTGCTAAGGTATTGTTGTGCTCTTTTGGCTGTCTTGCTCTTGTCAAGTTCACCAGTATCGGTACGGACCACAGGAGCATACCCTGCATCTATTAGTGATTGAGATGCATTATTACTACCCACATAAGCTTCTGCAAACTTTTGCTGCTTAATAGTTAGTCCATAATCGTTTACTGCTTCTTTAGCCATAGTCAAACTATAACAGAGAATGACAATAGAGACAAGTACTTTATATAATTAAATGTTTGCGTAGTTTCGGAATGTATGTTATTTTATCTTTACAAGACCCGGTAAAGACCTATAACTGATAATCATTATTAGTGATCCCCAAAAACCCAATATGATAATTTTGCTCTATATGTGGGGGTGGGGTATATATATACTATACTAAGGGGGGTTTGGGGGTCTCCCCCTTGCCTTATAACTGCTGAGCGAAAGCGAATCTACAAATCTTTTCTAAAGCCTTAATAAAAGAACGAGCGGAGCGAGTACTATAAAAATCTTTCTTGCCTGTCTTCTTTCTTGGATTTGCTCGTAGAGGAAATCCCCAAATTTTCACATAAAAAAAATCCCTGTTAAATTAATAACAGGGATCTTCCTCAATGCTGCGCCCTATCCTCTGGCTAGATATTTTAATTCTTCTGGTGTCCTTTCTATAACTCTATCGTATCCAGACAGATATTGATTTAGATGTCGGGAAGTACTAGGGCTATAATTCTGACTAGTTCTAAATATATCTTCCGCAGTTAAGACACTAACAAGTGTATCATAACTATAGAAAAATAAATTTCCTTCCCTTCCTATCTCTAACTTAGTTGGTGATAGTCTCTTAACCCACATACTTCCTTACTCCTTTCTTATTTTCTGGTCTTGTTCTTATATATTCCATTGCTCCAACTAATGGGATTAGATTTTGGTTAACATGAGCAACTCCAGCTTTAGATACTGTCATTGGTCGCCCGCCTGTTCCTTTTGGTCTGTATCCAACTTTTATCATGCCATTCCTTGATTCGAAGTACTTCCATACTACGTCTCTTTTGCGTCCTGACAATCTAACCAATTCTTTAAGAGTCAAAAATTCATTACCTTTTAAGTCTACTAATACTGTAAAAGACAAGCTCAAATATTTAGCAGTATAAGATTTAAATAAATCAGAACTACATAATATAGAACTAAGGTTAGGAATAATCTCCTCATTATATACCATTGAATTCTTAGATTGCGTTGATGCAATACATACCGACGCTTTTAGAAGTGCCTCTATTTTTGTTAACATTATTTGTACCAATTTAATTCTCCTTATTTTGATATCATTATTAGTGGGAAAAGCCCCACATATTTAATATAGCATTATTTAATAATTTTTGTCTAATTTATTTTAATTATTTTTTTTGCAGAAGCCTCGGCACTTTGCAAATGAGAATCATTCTCAATTAAAAA